GTCGGGAGGATCCTGCGGGGCGAGGTGCCCCGGCGGATCGGGGGCGCACGGCCATGACCTATCCGATCACCTGCCCAGGGTGTGGCAGTCACCGGGTATCGGTCGAGAACTTCTGGGCAGACTATGATTATACGATCCCGATCCCTGGCCGAGAGGACCGCGGCCCGGTAGTCAAGGGGGCATGGTTCACCTGTTGGTGTCAGGATTGCCGAGCAGGGTTCGAAGTCCGAGCAACTGGGTTTGAGGCATCTATCGAATCCACCATGCCGGAGAGTGCCGCGAAAGACACTGTATACTCTCTATCAGAGGGCGAGCGGCCATGACCCGCCTGATCCGCATCGAACTCTGCGACGAGTGCCCTCATGCCGCCGGCTCCCGGAGCTGCCGGGCAAGCCAGTGGTGCGATGAGGGCGGCATCCTCCGCTGTCGAAAGTTCACTAACTACCCTCTCATCCCAGACTGGTGCCCGCTGGAGCAGAGTGGTCCCGACTGGAAACCCCCCGCGACCATCGACCTCAACGGCCCGCCGCGCTACGCTCGAAGCACGACCGACGGGAGGGAGGCTGCCCGATGAAGCCTCCCCGCACTCTCTCGATCTCGGCCGCCCTCCACTCCCGGCTCTGGCTCCTCAAGATCCGGCGCAATGCTCGGACCCTCGAAGACGTGGTCGAGCAGGCCCTGGACGCCCTCGAAGAGCAGGAGGCCAACGATGGGTAGGTCGCCGGGAGCACAGTGCACGATCTGTAATCACCCGCAACGGGTCGAGATCGATAAAGCCCTCATATCCGGCGCGACGTATCGCGAAATCGCGCAACGGTTCGGGGTATCCCTGGACGCCCTCTATCGGCATAGAAAAAACGGCCACATCGCGGAGCAAATCGCAAAAGTCGCTAGGAAAAAGGAGATTAGGCAAGCTAAGCAGATAGCGGCAGCCGTTGAGGAAAAGGAGCGGCACGAGGTTGCCTCGGTTGACAAACTCCTCAAGATCATCGAGGCCCTCCTCGCCGAGTGCCTAGGGATGATCCGGGGCGCGGCGGCCGGCGACGAGAACACGAAACTCCGGGCGGTCCGCGAAGCCCGGGAGACCGCCAAGCTCCTCCTGGAGGTGCAGGGCGAACTCGCCGCGAACCCCGTCGTCAACATCACACTCTTCGAAACGCAGTTGAACGAAATTCGCGCCCTGGTCCTCGGCGACCTCTGCCCTGCATGTCGGGCACAGGTCGCACAGCGGCTCAAGGACCGCAAGCAGCAACGAGAGATACCATGCCAGTAACTCGCAAAGTGGAACTCAGAGATGTACCGATCTCAGACCTCATCCCCTACGAACGCAACCCGCGCAAGAACGACAAAGCCGTCAAGAAGGTCGCGGCGTCGCTTGAGCAGTTTGGCCTCGTGAAAAACTCTGTGGTCGTCGATGAGGATATGGTGCTGATCACAGGCCATACGACCCTGAAGGCGATGCAGTCGCTAGGGTGGACCGCGTGCCCGGCGGTCACGCAGGTCTACGGCCTGACGGAGGAAGAGAAGCGAGCCTACCGCATCGCCGACAACAAACTCGGGGAGTTGGCAGAGTGGGACCTCGACCTCCTCGCCGGAGAGCTGGCGAGCCTGGACGAGGTCGGGTTTGATGCGGAGTTGACCGGGTTCGATACCGACGCCCTCGCCGAGTTGTATCCCCAGGAGAAACCGGAGGCGAGCGAGGACGACTACGAACCGCCCGCCGTCATCGAGACTAGCATCCAGCGTGGCGACCTCTTCCGGCTCGGGCGGCACCGCCTGCTCTGCGGTGACTCGACGAGCGCGGAGGATGTCGGGCGGTTGATGGGGGGGAAGAAGGCAGACCTCCTGCTGACTGACCCTCCGTACGGAATCAACATCGTCAATACCGGCCGGGTCGGCATTGACGCTCCCGCCGGATTCGGAAAGGTAGGGACGAGAGGGATGGTTAAGGCACGCACCTACCACAATATCGAGGGCGACGATCATCCATTCGATCCGCGCCCGTTCCTCGACCTCGCCCCCGTCGTGATGTTGTTCGGGGGGAATAACTTCGCGAGTCGGCTCCCCGACAGTCCGGCGTGGCTCGTTTGGGACAAGAAGGCGGAGAAGGGCGCCGACCATAACAACTTCTCCGATGTCGAGTTGGTCTGGACGAACCTAAAGCAAAAGAGTTGCCCGATATATCGGCACCTCTGGAGCGGGCTCCTGCGTGAAGGCGATCGGAATGTCGAGTTAAAAGACCGCGTCCACCCGACGCAGAAACCGGTCGGACTCATCGCGGCGATCCTCTCCGACCACTCAAATCCCGGGGCGCTCTGTCTCGACCCCTTCCTCGGGTCCGGCACGACCCTCATCGCCTGCGAGCAGCTCGGCCGCACCTGTTACGGCATGGAGATCAGCCCGCAGTATTGTCAGGTGATCATCGATCGGTGGGAGAAGCTCACCGGGCAGAAGGCGGAGAAGGTCGATGCCTGACCCCTCTTCTCTTATCGACGAGTGGACGGAGAATCTCCTCCGCGACCTCGACCCTGAGTATGCTCGAGAGACACTCTGGGACCGTCTCGGGCTCCGGCCGCAACCCGGGCCGCAGACCGACTTCCTCGGCTCCGACGCCGACATCACGATCTACGGCGGAGCGGCCGGGGGCGGTAAGTCCTTCGGCCTCCTCCTCGCCCCGCTCCAGTGGTCGCACGTCCCCGGGTTCGGCGCGGTCATCTTCCGGCGGACCACGACCCAGGTGCGCGCCGAGGGCGGACTCTGGGATGAGAGCCAGGAAATGTACTCACACCTTAACGGCACGCCCCGGGAGCAGCAGCTCGAATGGCGGTTCCCGTCCGGCGCCGCAGTCTCGTTCGCGCACATGGAGTGGGAGCGTAACCGCTACGACTGGCAGGGCTCGCAGATCTGCCTGATCGGGTTCGACGAGTTGACGCACTTCAGCCGCACCCAGTTTTTCTACATGCTCAGCCGCAACCGGAGCACCTGTGGCGTAAAACCGCGTATCATGGCGACCACCAACCCCGACGCCGACTCATGGGTCGCGGAGTTCATCGCGTGGTGGATCGACCCGGAGACCGGCTACCCGATCCCCGAGCGTGCCGGGCGGCGGCGGTATTTCGTCCAGGCGGGCGACGGGCTGCTCTGGGGAGACTCCGCCGAAGAGCTCACGGCGCGCTACCCCGACGCGATGCCGACGAGCGTCACGTTCATCCCGGCCAAACTCGACGACAACCCCGCGCTGACGAGCAAGGATCCGGGATACCGCGCCCGCCTCATGGCGCTGGATCGGGTCGAGCGGGAGCGGCTCGCAAACGGCAATTGGAAGATCCGCCCGGTCGCCGGGATGTACTTCCGGCGGGAATGGTTCGAGATCGTCGACGAGGCCCCGGCCGTCGACATCGCCGTCCGATACTGGGACTTTGCCGGGTCCCGGCGCACCACGAAGAACAAAGATCCCGACTGGACGGTCGGGCTGCTCCTCGGCTACAAGGAGCCCTACTTTTACGTCCTCGACGTCGTCCGGCTCCAGGAGAGCCCCGGAACGGTCATGGAGACCGTGGCCGCGACCGCCGCGATGGACGGCCCCCTCACCCCGATCATCGTCGAGCAGGAGCCCGGCAGCGCCTCGCTCTACCACATCGATAACCTCGTCGACGCCCTGCCCGGGTTTGCCGTCGTCGGCCGGCCGTCGACCGGCAGCAAGATCCTGCGGGCCAAACCCATCTCCAGCGCCGCCGAGCACGGCAAGGTCATCCTGGTCCGGGGCGAGTGGATCCGGGCATTTCTTCAGGAGCTGGAGTATTTCCCGGACGGCGCTCACGACGACCAGGTGGACGCGCTCTCCGGCGCTCATGCCTCGCTCGTGGAGCTACTCAAGGCGCTCGGGTCGCACGAGGGCGAGGTCGTCACGTATAACGACGAGGTGAGTATCAGCCCGGTGTAACTCCTACTATATAATACCCTACGTTTTTACAAATTTGTAAATTCCTACCTTTATAAGACGTTGCAGTCCCCAGACATACATATAGCCAATTCGGAGGCTCACGTATGTCTAGACTAGCAGCACTCCTCCTCAGCATCGTCGACGCCATCCGCGCATTTTTCACCCGCTCCGCGCCGCCCGACCCTCTCGCGCCCCCGAGCACCTCGCCCGGCGCCGCACCCGGACCGCGTCCGATCTCTCCAGCCGTCCGTTCCTTCATCCTCGCCGGCCACACCAAGGAGATCCGGGTATCGCTCGCTGAGCAGATCGAGCAGTACGAGGCCGCCGGCG